GTGTCATGGAAGACGAAGCCCTGCGAGAAATGCACAAGGATAAATGATGGCTGAGAACATTACGACGCTAGGGATTGAGGTAAAAACCTCTGGCGTACAGCAAGCCGCGTCCGACCTGCAAAAACTCGCCAATTCTGCCGGTTCAGCCGAGCAATCAACTGGTGGAATGGCATCGGCGATTGATCGCGTCAATGCGCAAATGCGGGCAATGGGCGACAAGGCCAAAGGTGCCGGCCAGGCGTTCAAGTCGCTCGATCCTGCTGCGCAATCACTCGGCAAGATCGCCAAGGAATCCGAGAACGCTTCTGGTGCGCTTGGAAAACTTGGCAACAATTCGTCTTTCCAGAAAATAGCTACCGGGTCGCAGGATGCTGCGTCTGGTATCCGCAAGGCAACCACTGAACTCGACAAGTTCAACCGGGAAGCCAATAGCACAGAGAAAAACGCAGGCAGCATGTCGGCGGCTTTCGCGTCGCTGTCAAAGGTAGCTGGCGGGCTATTCGCCGGCTTCTCTATCGCTCAATTCGCCGGGAAACTCGTTTCCGTTCAGCGCGAATTCGACGTACTAAATTCAGCACTGATTACTATCACAGGATCGTCTGCCAAAGCAGAAAACGAACTGCAATGGATCAAGTCATTTGCGGCTGAAACCCCGTTTTCACTGACCGAAGTCACCCAGGCATTCATCAAGCTGAAAACGCTTGGCCTTGATGCGTCAAAGCCATCTCTGGTTTCGTTCGGCAATACCGCCTCGGCAATGGGTAAGTCGCTGAATCAGATGATCGAAGCGGTTGCCGATGCTTCTACTGGCGAGTTTGAGCGACTGAAAGAATTTGGCATCAAGGCGAAGAAGAACGGCGACGATATTTCTCTGACGTTCCAAGGCGTCACGACGACGGTAAAGAATAGCGCCGAAGAAATCAGCAAATACCTGACCGATATTGGCAACAACAACTTTGCCGGCGCGATGTCTGAACGCGCCAAGACGCTTGATGGGGCCATCTCAAATCTAGGCGATTCGTGGGACGAACTGTTCCGCACGATCAACAATAACAATGCCGGAGGTCTGATATTCGATAGCGTCAAATTGGCGACCGGCGCCATTGCTGACATGATTTCGTTGCTCAATGCGATGAATTCAGCAAGCAGCGATGCAGCACGCGAAACTGGCGTATTGGCATCGGCACAGAATGGCCTGAAAACGGTATTTGAAACGGTCGCCATTCTCGGCATGAACGTCAAGTTTGTGCTGGTTCAGCTAGGTCAGGAAATGGGTGCATTTGCCGCTCATACGCAGGCGCTTCTATCTCTGAATTTCTCGGCTGCAAACCAGATTCGCCAGATGCGCAAGGAAGATGCAGCGCAGGCACGCGGAGAACTTGATAGGGCAGAGCAGCGTGTTCTCAATCGGAACAGATTCAACAACGATCTAGGCGCGTTGTCTGAAGGTTTGCCGACCAGCAAACCAAAATCATCTGGTTCAAGTATCGGAACATCTGTAAAGAAATCAGGCGGCGGACGATCGGTTACGGCAAAAGAGTCTGAAGAAGCTAAAGCCTATGAGCAGGCAATGAAGGGTTTCGCCGACATTACGTCATCGGCACAAAAGGCAACGCTTGAACTTACGGGAAGCCAAGCAAAGCTTTACGACCTGATGGCGTCGCCGCAATGGGCGAACATGCCGGAAGCGTGGCGACAAACTGCGCTGGCACAGTTTGAATCAGCCCGCGCAGCAGAGCAGGCCGCCGAGAAATTCCGCGAACATTCAAAGGCAATGGAAGAAGGAAAGCGCATTACCGAATCCATGCGCACGCCTGAAGAAGACCTAGCCGCTCAGATCGTCAAACTGAACGGCCTTTTAGACGAAGGCGCGATCAGTTGGGATGTCTATGCGCGTGCCGTGTTTGCTGCCCAGGACAAACTCGACGGCTTGAAAAACAAATCCGTTGAAACAACCAATGAGCTAGACGAATTCACCAAGTCAGCAGCGAAGAACATGCAGTCGGCCTTTGCTGATTTCCTGTTTGACCCGTTCGCCGAAGGCGCCGACAAGATGGCGTACAAGTTCGCGCAGACGATGCAACGGATGGCTGCTGAAGCGCTGGCCGCTGGCATTATGAAGAAGATGTTCGGCGACATTATCTCCGGTGGAAAGTCGGGCGATAGCGGGGTGATTGGCGGATTGTTTAGCTCTGCCATCAAGGCGTTCGGTTTCCATGATGGCGGGCCTGTCACGTCTAGCGGAAGCAGCGCATCGTTTTCTCGTTCGGTATCGCCCGACTTATTCCTGAATGCGAGGCGCTATCACAGCGGCGGGCTGGTCGGCGACGAAGTGCCGGCCATTCTAAAACCTGGCGAATTGGTGCTAACCAAAGAGCAGCAACGTGGAATGTCCAGAGGCGGGCAGGCATCGCAGCAGAATATCCGCATCGTCAATGCCTTCGATAACTCGGTAATCGAGAACTACCTCGGTAGTTCGGCGGGTGAAAAAGTCATCATGAACGCCGTGCAGCGCAACGCTGGCGCATTCCGTCAGGCGATGGCATGAACCTGTGGCCTTTCCCGCCGATTGATGAAGTCATCGAGGCGCTTGAGTGGAAAACCGACGTTCTTCAGGCATATGCCGGCGAACAAAGGTTTCGATTGCGTGAAAGGCCGCGTCGCTCGTGGAGTTTAAACCACCTGTTTGACGACGAAGGCCAAGCAGCGGCACGGGCCATCATGCGCGGCGCCGATGGGTTTTATGTCCCGGATTGGATCAGGCGCATTTATTCAGGAAGTGTCTCCGCAGGTGCGTCCGTTTCGATCACGATGGATACGACCGGGCTAGGGCTGTCGGCGGGCGCTTCCGTTGTGCTGTGGAGTGGCATGCTGGCTAATGAGGTTTGTGTCATTGAAAGCGTATCGCCGACGGCCTTGGTTCTGGAATATGTCTCCACGGCACGAACAACAACGATTTACCGGGTCGATAACGCAATCCAATCCGCCTCGCTGGATATGACAAGGATGCCTGGGCATCTGCAAACCGCATCAATTACGTTTGAATCTCCGGCTGTCGATACCTATGCAGCAAGCACCTATGCCCAATACCGAAGTCATGACGTTCTGCCGATTTCCGCAACTGTGACCAATCGCGGCACATTGTCGGAAAACATCGTCTGGCCGCTGGAAGTTTTTGATAACGGCACGGGGCTGGTTTCAACATCTGCCACCCGCAGCAACCCGGACAACAAATTTATGATGCGATGGCACGTCTTTACGCAGGCTGAGATTCAGGCGTTGCGCGCATGGGTGGCGAGTCGATACGGGCGCTGGCTGGCTTTCTGGCATTCGACGCGACAAAAAGACCTGGTGTGCGCTGCTGATATTGGGGCGGCGGCAACTACCGTTCGCGTATTTACGCCAATGGGTGCAACGACGCTTGGGCGTAGCGCGTTCGACATTGAAATCATCGTTCCATCTGGTCCGTACTTCAGGCGCGTTACATCGGTTTCCGCCGGCCCTTCGGTAAGCGGTCGCCCGACATTTGACCTGACGATTGATAGTGCGCTAGGCGTTGCCGTTGTTGCGGCTGCGGTCGGTCGAATTTCATACCTGCGCTGCTCACGGTTTGATTCTGACCGTATCGAACTGCTGCACCGCCCATGCGAAGGATTGGCCGTTGCTGTTCCGTGTATCGAGGTGCCGGTGCCATGACCTATGCCGTTATCGAAGCATCGGCACAATCCGGTCACCCAGTCGAACTCTACGAATTCATGAATGGCACGACCGCCTACCGCTACACCAGCAGCGACGGCGATGTGGTCTATGGAGGAAACACCTATACCGCAGTTCCAATTGCGCGGGGGGCTGTTGAGGCAACCAGCGAAACGGCACGTCTGGCGCTGGACATTACCTGCGCCAGAGGCCTGCCGATCCTTGACCTATTTTCCGTCATGCCACCTGAAACGGTGGTCGCCGTCACCCTGCGCCGGCTGCATGCGAGTGATGGTGAGGCGATCACGATGTGGATGGGCCGCGTCCTCAATATCACCATGAACAACGCCGCTGCCGAAATCCATTGCGAGAGCGTCTATACCTCGCTCAAGCGCACTGGCCTGCGCCGGCTGTACCAGAAGGGGTGCACGCACCCAATCTATGGCCCCGGCTGCGGGTTGGACAGGGACGATTTCAAGGTGGTGCGCACGGTGGCCACGGTCAGCGGAACCACGATCACCATGAGCACGTTGTCCGGCTATGCCGACGGCTACTTCGCCGGTGGCTACCTGGAATGGGAGAAGATCTCCGGCGTCTTCGAGCGCCGCGCCATCCGCTCGCAGGCCGGCGCCGTGGTCACCATCGGCTTCCCGGTCCCCGGCCTGGCGGCCAGCGCCTCGGTCAATCTCTATCCAGGCTGCGACCACAGCCTGGCCACCTGCGACGGCAAGTTCGCGAACCGTCTCAACTACGGCGGCCAGCCCTACTACCCGGACAAAAACCCGTTCAACGGCGTCGCCATCTATTGAGCCACGGCCATGACCTTCGTCTTTCAGCTACTCATCCTCGTCGTTTCCTACTTCGTCAGCGCCGCCCTGGCGCCGAAGCCGCCCAAGCCCAAGCCGGCGGCGCTAGAAGACTTCGACATCCCGGTCGCCGAGCAGGGGCGCCCGATCCCGGTCGTCTTCGGCACGGTCACGCTCACGGGCGCGAACGTGCTCTGGTACGGCGACCTGCGTACGACCGCGATCAAGGAAAAGGGCGGCAAGAAATGACCATCGTCACGCACCGCCACTGCCGCGAGCTGGGTTACTGCAATCGCGGCCTGCGCGCGTGGTTCGCCCGCGAGGGGCTGGATTGGGCCGATTTCGTGAAGCACGGCATCGCCGCCGAGGTGCTGCGCCAGCGCGACAACGCCATGGCTGAGCGCGCCATCGCACTCGCTGAAGGGGAGGCCGCGCATGGGTAGCAAGAAATCAGTCACCGTCGGCTACCGCTACCACCTCGGCCTGCACTTCGGCCTGTGCCACGGGCCGGTCGATGCTGTGCAGAAGGTGGTGGTCGGCGAGCGCGTGGCCTGGGTCGGGCATCAGGATGCCAGCGGTGCGGTGGCAATCTATGCGCCTGAACTCTTCGGTGGCGACAAGCGCGAAGGCGGGGTCGCCGGCCAGCTCGACGTGCTCATGGGCGAATCGACGCAGGTCGAGAACAGCTACCTGCAGTCGAAGCTCGGTGCGGCGATCCCGGCGTTTCGCGGCATCCTCTCCGCCGTCTGGCGCGGCGGCCAGGTTACGGCGAACAACCCCTACCTGAAGCCGTGGGCATTCACCGTGCGCAGGATTCTGCAGGGATGGACAGGCGGTTCAGCATGGTATCCGCCAAAAGCAATTATTCGCACTGTTTCGGACATCGTTACAGAAGAATTTTCGGTGGCATTCCCGGTGCTGACGCAGGGCGTTGATGCGTCTTATCCGGCACCTGGGCAGACG